TGTTGTTTGCTGTGACGTAGATGATATTAGACGTAATTAGATTATTTGCGCTAATAACATTTGCAACAAAGGTCGTGTTACCAGAACCTAGATATATCGTATCACCATCATATAAGTCATTAATAAAGTTCGTATTTGTCCCTACAACGTTGTTACCTGATATATTAATCGTACCGCTAATTCGACGTGAGACACCCGTAAGGATAACAATATCTCCCACGTTTACTGTGTTTGCTAGATTAGCAGATGTGTTCATAGTCATTACGTTTGAACCGTTAGCTATATTGAACGAGTTTGCCATTGTTTGTGCAGTTACAAGAATAACGTTTGCATTTCCTTGAACTCCAATCACGTGAGTTTCAATTCTAGTTGCAAACGCCTTCATACCAGCTGGATGGATAATATTTGATACGGTGTTCTTGTAGAATTTGTAGTCGTAATTTGATTTAATTGCGTACGTGAAGTTGTTGTATCTTACAGCGTCTTGTAATTTCTTATCCCAGTTTAAGAACCCTTCAGTATTTAAGTATATACCAGGATATCTAATCAATCCGTTTTCGAAAGTTGCATTTGCTTTAGCTAACCCGTTACCGTAATAAGTAATTGATCCTGATACTACGTTTGCTGAAACTACACCATCGTCGGATATCAGAGGTAAATTATTGTTCAAGGTTCCTTTGTAATCAAAGATTCGTAGGGAATTGTTTGACGAAATAAATCTATCTACGTACGCAGTAAATGATGTGAGTGTGTTTGATGTACCTTGATACAATCTAACGTTTGAAGAAAACGTTTGTCCAACGGTTACGTTTGCTACAGTTAAGTCAGCGTTTCGCAGTGAGATAGATGGAGTAGAAATATAATCGTATCCGTAGCTTGATATTTTTAGTTTGGTAATGGATCCAATTCTACTTGTTGATAGATCTAAATCTTCACCATCACCGTTGATCTCTGTTACAACAATTACAGCATTTGCTCCATTTGCTGAGGTTACTGTTACAGTCGGTAGAGCTTCTGATGAATATCCTTCACCACCAATAATGAATTGGTTATTAGCTGGTTGTATAAACGCGACACTCAAAATAGTGTTTGAGTTTGAATTGTCTACAGAAGTAACTTTGGCGTTTGCACCATAGCCAGTACCACCAGTAAATGTTAGCACATCGTTTACTGCATAATTAGAACCACCAGTAACGATACTGAGTCTACCCAAAGAACCTAGTTTATCGAGTCTTCTTCTATAGAACGAATATATGTTAGCGTTAGAGATTGAATTCTCTAACTTCCTATCGAATACAACGGTTGTTGCGGTAACGGATTCTACAAATCGAATAGCTTCGTAGCGAGCAGGAACTGCTATTCTAAAATAATCACCTACAGCAAACAAAGTGGTTAAATCGATAGACGCGCTAGTGAATTGCGTTGAGTTGTTTGATATGTTTACACCAGAAAGTAATAGTGTTTCAAGACTAACCAAATCCTCACCGTACAAACTTAATACATCAGTTTCAGGCTCTCTTATATACCCACCGCCCTGACCAGACAAAACAACGTGGGATATTGAATATACGTTAAATGTTTGTAAAGTGGAGACTGTGTTTATTGCGTTATTCTCTAAGCTAGCAATATTTGACGTAAATATAGTTTCAATCAACGTATTGCTAACGTTCATCGTTCTTGTGAATGAGCTGTCGATTAATTCGACGGAAGCAACAGCCTCTGTGATGGACGAGATATTATCAAAGCCTCCTCTAAACACAATAATGCTTGCGTTAGATGATACCATAGGATCTCTAAAACCAAACCCACCAGACTTAACAGATATGTCGGTGATCGAACCGTTGGTAACTTCACCAACAGTAGCAATAGCGCCAACTGGTGTGTTTGATGTAGGATTTAAACCACCTACAATAGATACCGGATCACCTACGTTATAATACAATCCTCTGTTTAAAGGATTAATCTCTATTTGAGAGAGTGCACCAATTAATCTACCAGTAACCGTTATAGGTGTCGTACCATTATAATACGTTGCGTAAACAGTCTCGCCAGTCTCAAACAATTTATTAACATTTGAAACGTAGACCTCGATATATGATATACCCAACTGCCTATCGACAGATTTAATAACAGTTTCAACAACAGCAGTTGATTTTGAGGTTACCCCAGTGAGTAGCGTTTTAGAAATGTTGAATATATTTAAGTCAGCAGTATCAATCCTTAACGCTAAAGGTAAAGCCCAGCGGCCATCAGACGCTTTAAATATATCATCTTTTGGTAAGTAGATATCGATGTTTTCGTTAAATAAAGCTCTGAACAAAAACTTTATTGAGTTTACCGTGCCTTTCGACTTGTAATACTCAGTAGCAAACCTTAGAAATTTTCTTTTATCTAATGCAGTGTCTACTGGGAAGAAGGGTAGCAGCTCTTTCTTTAATTCATTGAGATAGAATTCGCTGGATAGGTCGATATCGTTAGCGTTTGCTAATTCACCAGTCTGAGCTAATACGTTGGTTGTGTTTTGAGTCCACTCGTAGTATTTCTCTAGAAATGTTATGAATAGGGGATATTCACCTCTAATAAAATCTGGTAATTGACTACGAACTAAACTCGAAATTAAAATATCTGACATTACATCGATTCTATGTTAGAGGAATATACGGGTAATAGTTGAACAACAACTGCAGTTGGATCGTCTGCGTCCAAAACCAACATTTTATTTTTTTCTGATTTAATTGTTGTTGCTTTTGGTCTAATATTTAAACTCAAATAACCAAATACATCATTAACAGCAGACGGATTGAAATCGGTAATTGTAATTTTACCCATCGCATAATCAATTACACCAACAACACCATTATTTCTATTTGCGTTCAACACAACTTTAGTGTTTTGACTTGAAACTTCGTCTGCTTTGAAATATACAATACGTAATTGTCCATATCTACCTTGGAGCACACCCTCACCAACACCCAATTGACCGTTACCTCCAATGATACGAATAGCAACTGAAGTGTAACCTATACCAGGATTTGTAACTGTAATTGATTTAATTTTGCTGTTAACGATAGTAGCAAATGCTTGAGCGCCCGTACCATCACCCACGATTTCTATTGTAGGTGTACCAGTGTAGTTGATACCTGGATTGGTTACAGCGATTGATTCTAATCCGGTGTAAGATGACGGAATTTCTTCAAAATAACACACACGAGAAACTCCATCTTCATCTATCATTGTAAAGTTTGGAGATGAATAGAAGTTGTCTAGTGTTGTACCTTGCTGTAACTCAACACCAAAATCTATAACGTAGCTATCGGAATTAATTAAATCTGGTAAAAATTTCTTACTGATGAACACATCCAAGTCGTTGGATAGAATAGCACCACTAAATCTATCGATTGCAGTTTTCATACCAGAAGACTTAAATATATTATTAAATTGATTTAGTTCTGTATCACAATACGTTTTGATAGTGTTGATAACACCGGTCTGTAGTGTTGCTGAATTTGTTGCTGTTTTTGCTGGATCGTAATAGACTTTGCTAACCAACTTTAGATAGTTATAATCGACGTCCACGACTTCTGGAGTGACGGTCATCACACTAATAGGCTTAATAATTTTATTAACTACAAAATCTTTTTCTGTTTGAGTTACTTCAAAACCTAATTTAGGTTTGGCTGAGATAAACACTTTACCAAAAATAGGGGGATCGTTTTCCTCACCACCCCAAACGTTTACAGCTTCAAAAGCTGGATATTTTTGTTGGATTAGACGAATGTAATCATTTTTAGTAACAGCACGATTTTGTGACGTTAAAGATAACGGTGCTGCGTACTTAATCTCATCGACAGTTTCACGAATTGCACCACCAGAAGCGGCGCTAGTTGAATTAATTGATATTGTAGAATATCCACCAAGTGTTGACGTTATAGTGAAGTTATTTGCTCCATTTGGAGTAGAACCACTCGTTACCAAATACGTTGCGGTAACTATTGCACCATCAGGTAACTTCTTACCCACGACATCATCACCAAAGAAAATCTGATATTTGCCGTTTTTACCTTCTTCTAAAAAGTATACAGCATCTGTTTGAGCAACATTAATAACTTCAGTCGCTTTATTATAAACAGTAATTTGTGTATTACTCGATGATGGCCTTACTGTTACTTTTAAGGTGCTAGTGTCGATATTAGCGTCTTGCAACACAAATAACTGTGTAGGATTACTTGATTGATTATGAGTGTAGTTATAAGAAACTAACTCGCCCTCATAAATTGGCAATGAAGTAAAAATAAAATTATTACTCGTCTTTGATACGGTTACATCATCAAGAGCTATGAACTTGTATGAACGACCATCTATTAGATTAGATAGAAACGCTTGACCCGTTTCAATCGTCAATGAACCAGAATTTGATGAACCTGAGTCTACAGAAACGTTAATTATGGCTTTAGATGATTTTGTAGAACGTGGTGTGTAACCCATTTTTTTAGCATGAGATACAACAGAGTTACGTAATAAGGCAGTGTCTAAGAAAGATTCGTTTGCAACCATGTTTACATAATACGAATTATAATGCGTATTGTATGCTAGAATATCTAATAGAACATTTAAACCAGACCCCTCAAAATCGTAATCGACGAATTCAGATTGTTGTTTTAAAAAGTTCTTTAGATTTGTTTTAATGGAATCGAAATCTAATTCCGTTACCTGAAGTCTATCTGCCATTTTATCTTACTCGATTTAACGTGAAATTAATTGTTATAGGTTCTGTTCTTGATAATATATAAAACTCCATATTTAGATTGTACGCGTTGTTATCTATATCTGGCGTTGCGGTCAATCTAGATATTCTTGCTCTTGGTTCGTATGTGGAAATTACTTGGGTAATCTCTCTTTCGAGAGTAGCTGCTGTAATCTTATCCATATTCTCAAACAACAATGCTTGAACATTTGAACCAATATCTGGTTGAAATGGTCTTTCGTAGTGCTTGGTTAAAATTAGATTTTTAATAGAGTTGATAACCGCAGTGGCATCAACGTGTTTGTTGATGTCGTTTTTGATTGGATGCTTGGTAAAATTCAAGTCCAAATCTTTATACGTCTTATTTACTTGTGTTGATATAGTAGCCATGTATTATTTATGCGTTAATTCGAGATAAAAGTTTAGGTGTGCCTATAAATTCGTCTACTAATTTTTCAGCAGTTTCACCCATTCCAGTGAATATTAACAACGAGTCCATTTCATCTAAAACTATATTTGCGTTTCTAAAATAGTTGATATCGTGATTCGTTCTTGTAGATAAAACAGAGTCGATAGTAGTAACATTACTGTATATCGTTTGCAGTGTGGATTCCGATAGATTCGAAGTCAGTATATTGTAAGTGTTTGGAAATATACCACCAACAGTTATAGTTATACTATTTTTAATAATTTGTGGATATGTTTGTGCTGTGACGACTAAACTGCTCAAGTTAGCATCGATAAACAAACTAGTAAAACTACCCATAATAGGAGCATTGTTCTGTATACCATCCGACTGGTTTGTTAAATACATCACGCTTTGTCCCGTAGACATTGCTGTAACATAGTAAGGATATATCGCGTCTTCTTCCACAGCACCTAATGGTGTGACACCAGATATCTTATTAGTGTGCTCTATGAATAAATCTGTAGCGCCATTAGCGGAAGCTAGGTTAGCCGATAATGCATAAATTTGGTCTAGTAAAGTAGAAGTTGCGCCAGATGTTCCATTAACATTAAAAGTATTAGAAGCTATCAAACCAGAAACTGTAATGATACTGTTTGCGACATTTGAAACTGGATTTTTGAAGTATCCACCAACAGCATTATTAGCAATGTCGGCTTCTTGCCATGGCTCTAAAAATTTAGGTACTGTATTTAAATAGCTAGTTACTGTGTTAGACAGTGCTATAATGTTATTTGAATCTGTATAATTAAATCCTAATCTCGCAAATATTCCGCTCATAATTTTCCTTTAAATCATTTTCAATTTAGGGGGTCCGGTCACGCCTTTTGGTGCTGGATGAATGTGTGAATTATATATTCTTTTATTAACTGTATCTGTCATCATAACAGCTCTCATAAGACCAAAGTTGCCAAGAGGTGAATTGACAGAAACACCTGCGTTAACAGTTGCTAGGGCATAAACTGAACCTGGAACTGCTGCTGGAATACCAACAGATAATCCGCCAAAAACAGAAACAAAACCAAGAGGACCAGCATTGACACCAGTGCCAGCATCAACACGAGTTAGTGATGTTATCTTATCTGCTGTTAGTTCGCCTGCAATAGCTAAATCGGAATTGATGTAAACGTGGTCGCCAGTTGATATTGTAATGGATCCCAAAGAACCCGAGTTCGCACCTATTGTCATATTGTCTTCAGATAAAATCTTAGTTTTACCCTTTACTATCTGAGTGAGATTGCCTCTTATTTCTTGCTCAACGTCACCATCAACTCTTTCGTATTTGTTACCCTTAACATGCATTGTCGCATCACCCTCGATAGTGATATTACAATGACCTTTAATTAGAACATTTTTATCTTTAGTAATAATCTCATATCCATCACCAACGATTTTAGTAACTTGAGTTCCATCAGAGTGAGTTTCTGTAAATGTACCTGACCTATGATGAAGTCTGACTCTTTCTCTGGTTGGAGTGTCATCCATCTCAAAGAAATGACCAGACTCAGTTTGTGTTATATTATTATAAGGATATAGTGGTGGATTATCTACCGTAGCTTGCGATTCGGGTTCTGTCCATCCTTTATCAAAATCAGGTTTTGTTGTCATACGATTCTCAAGGTAATCTAGCTGTTGCTGATGAATATGTGTTGTTTGTAACTATCGTGGATGAGTTAGACGATGTTGAAATGAAAGACGCAACCAACGAAGCTGATGTTGCTATGTCTGCTGAATTTGCAGGAGTAACAACAGCAACCGCTAGTTGTGCTGGAATAGTAATAATATCTACGCCACTTTGAATTATGCCTTCAGTGGTTGTTCCAATCTCACTCAAAGTATCCATAAGCTCAGTTATATCAGTGCTTTCGCTTAAATCTTCTAATCCAGGTATCGTTAACATACTTCCTAAAACAGAACCAACAGCACTAATAAAATTAGTCAAACAATCAGCAACTACTCTTAATATTTTAGCTGGTAAACTTAATATGTACTGAATCATAGCAGAAACTTTTCTTGCGTAGTCCAACAACACGGTTTTTATATCTGATATTTCTTGAAGTATATCTTTTATGTATTTTAATTCTCTTAGTAAGGCTTTCGCTAAAGAAATAGCCTTAGATACTTCTCCGCTTGGTTCTAAACCTAATGCCGCTATCAAAGCTCTAATAGCTTTTCTAATTTTATCCATTAACTGACTAAATTCTAATCTAGCAAGTGCTGTGTTTTTTTGTAACTCTAATGTAATATCACAAACGTGGGATAGATTATCGTTTGAAACTGCAATACCAGTTCCTTCTACCTTACCGCGAGCTGTCGGTGGTAATGAAGGTTCTCCTTTAACATCTGCAATAATATCAGCGGGTAGTTGAGGTGCAGAAGCTATCTGTTCAGAAGTTCTTCTATCACTGAAACCAGATTGTGGGATAGGACTGTTTATTGTTCTAATACCCTGTGATATAATACCAGGATACACACCAAATATTACTGGTTCTTGAGCATTCTGCCCATCTAAAAAGAAACCAGATACCCACTCACCCTCTTTAATAGAACCGAAAGTTCTAGGACCAGTAGGCGGTTGTATTATTTGTGCCCACGGTAAAGCATCGACTGGTATAAGATTGACATCAGCATCGTGCCAACCAATAATACGTACTCGACATCTACCCAACTTCAATGGATCCTGTCTGTCTTCTACGACACCAGTGAACCAAACAAAGCCATTTAATCCTGCAAAATCAGTTGACATTATGCTACCTGTTGAGACGAGCTTTGATAAACTGCGTCTTTATTTGATGAGTCTGTTACAGCTTCAAACACCACTTCATGCTTGTCGTATTTAATTATGTGTCTAGTTGCAACTATTAGATACTTACCAAACAACGATTTATCTAGTTGATCTGTTGAGCTTTCGGATGTGTCTCTTTCTGCTCTTTTTGGTATATTCAATATTACATTTAAACCTGAAGTGATATTAAAGTTACCGGGTAATACTACTTGAACTCTCTGACTATATAGATTTTGAAATATAGCTTGTCTTTGCATTACATATCTATATGTATCATCATCGTTATTGATGGATGCTGGGTCGTTTGTTTTAACGTGGTCCAATAAACTTCTATCAGAACTATAATGATACAATGTTTTTTTAGAATTGAACGACTCTGTATTCAATTTCCCGTTCTTATTTGATATTACAGATAAGTTTTTTGTTTTGTTTCCGTGACTCATTATATCGTAGTTGTCACTATACGTTACATCCAGTTGACCCACACTACGAGAAACGGGGTCAAAACCAATAAACTTTCCAGCGTAAACGCCAGCTCTTGTATTTTGAATA